GCCGGTCGACCAGGGATAGCCGGTGTTGCCGTCGTTCACAGCACTGCCTCCGAGCCCACGATCCACGCACGGTTGAGCCCGCGCCCGCTCCAGCTCGAGACATCGCCGCCGCGCCCGCCGAGGATGCCAGGCAGCGACAGAACCGATACCTGCGCATTCGCCAGCCGGATCGTCTCCAGCGACGCGCGCGCCTGGCCGAGCAGCAGCGGCGTGATCTGCGCACCAGGCAGGCGCAGGGCGAGATTATTGACGATGGCGTCGAGATATTCGGGCGGCACCAGCAGCTGATCGGTCAAGTGCACATAAACCGGCAACTGTGCCTTGGTGAAGATATGCAATTCATAAAGACCGCTGGGTGGCACTGGATAAAACGTCACGCGCGCCAGCGGAAAAGCGCTGTCGTAGAACATCACCTCGGGAATTGACTTCAAGTCCTTGATGGTGATTTTTCCCCAATCCTCCTTGGCTTCAATGATCGCCAGCGGGATGTCGACCGGGTTGGGACCGGCGAACGGTTGAAACCGGACGAACCCGCCGTGCAGCTTATCGGGCCGGGGCATGTTAAAATCGCCGCCGGGGCCGACGGAATACCACTGGCTGCCGGTCGCCACCTTCGCCGTCTCGGCCTCGTTCCATACCAACCAGCGTTTGCGCTGCCACTGCCCCAGCATCATCACCAGGAGGCTCAGCGCGTCGTTCATGTCGGTGCTGGTGTCGCTGACGCGCTGCTGGTCGTTGATGCGCCCGGCCAGGCGCAGGGCCAGCACACAGGCCTGCCGCACGGTCGCCGGCACGCCAGGCGCCAGAGGGTCGATCTGCTGCGCATTGATCGCCTGGAGGAGCTGCAGCGCCCTGTCGGCGCGGTCCTGCAGGGTCTTCGGCACCTCCTGCCCCCAAAGGTCGCGCAGGCGCGTCGCCAGGTTGAGCGAGATCGCGTTCCGCACCCCGTGCACGAACGTGCCAGTGATCGGCGCGTTCAGGTCACGCAGGTCAGGGAGGGCGCCAGGGATGATACGCACGTCGCGTTCACGCTGCCATTCGTCGACCATCTCCAACATCAACAGCTGCGCATCGGTGACGTCCTGCGAGGCCGGATCCACCTGCTGCTTGTCCGTCAGCCGGCCGGCGGCGCGCAGGGCCAGCCAGATGAGCCCCAGCGGAGTGCTGGGGTCGATGGTGGGGTTGACGGGTATCTGCTGCAGGTTGATCGCCTGGAACGCCGCCAGGGCGCTCAGGGCCAGCTGCACGTCGATGTCGACCGGCGGCAGCGCATAAATCTGCCGCAGGCGCACCGACATGCTGGTCAACAGCACATGCTCGTAGGGCGTCCAGAACGAGACGTCGGTGGTCAGGTCCGGAAACGTCGGCAGCACGATCGCGTTGACCTGCACGCGCCGCTCCAGGTTGAGCTCGCCGATCCAGGCGTTCAACACCTTGAAGCTGTCGTTGATGTCGGCGGCGCTCGGTATCTGTCCGATGCCGGTGATGCCGCCATTCCGCAACGCCAGGAACAGGATATCGTTAGCGATCGTCAAAGGAAATGCCTCCTAAGGAGGGTTGCCGCCGAATTGCCGGGGGAGCGCTCGGCAGCCACACGCTGGTTCGGTTACGAGAGGGGCGTCTCCCGCCCCGGCAAAGATCAGCTAGCTGCTCTTGACCCAGGCCCAGGTGCCCGGGGCGAACGCGTAAAACGTCGCCGCCGTGGCGGTCGCGAGCGACACGCCAGTGCCCGCCGCCACGCCGTTGATCGTGTCAGATGTGCTGGCGTCAGCGAACACCTGACAGGCTCCGGTGCCGGCGTTCAGCACGACGATCTCCTGGCCGCCGACGGCAGGCGGCAGGGCGACACTGTCGCCCGCCGTGGCGCAGACGGTGATGCGGTTCATCGCCGAGGTGAGCTTCGTGGCCCCGGCGCGGCCCCCGCCCGCCGTGGCCGTGATGTTGTTGCTGTAAGTGCGACCCCCGCCCGCCGTCATCAGCTCCGGACTGAAAAGATGTTGGCCACGGGAGTATGGGGTGTTGGCCGGATTATCCTGCGGACCCTTGTTGTCGAAATACATGCCCGCCTCCTAGTTCGCCATGAGCCTGCAGGCGAGCTGCGGACGCAGCGCGGCGCAGCCCCAGAGCACGTCGATGCGGATCGGGAACGTGTCATCCGAGATCGCATACTGGCGAATGGCACGCATGCTGATGCCGTCCTTCTGAACCCTCGATGCCATGTCAACACCACCCGGCATGACGAGGTCGGCGGTCGCGAAAGTGAACGCATCGGGGTGGAAGGCGAGAGAAAGCCCGGTTGCGGTCGACACGGTGCCGGCGAAGACGAGCGCCGCCGAGGCGTTCGCGGTGGTGACGACATTCTGGCTTGGGCTGCCGCTCACGCCGTTGATGCCCGGGCTGATCGTCATGGTGCCGGCACCGCCGGCATAGGAACCCACCACCACGAACTGCTGCAGAACCCCGCTGCTGATCTTGGTTTCCGGATGGCACCGATACACACCGGCAATCGTGAAAACGTCGCCCGCGTTCGGAACGCCCGCCCCGGCGGCGACCACCAGCGAGGTGCCGGTGTTCTGGTTGGCGACGACGGCGGTCGTGTAAGCCGCATTGGCCGCACCGCGCGTGGTGGTCGTCAGGTGCGTATTTTCCGCCCATTCGAACCCGCCTGCGAGGCCCATCACGCCATCGGTGTATTGCCGGGCGATCTGGGTGCTCTGCTGGAACAACCCCTTGAGGCTGTCGACGAGGTCGACGTTGTCCTGGGTGTTGATGCGCAGCAGCCACTGCTTGCTCTGCGGCGTCAGGTTGTCGAGCAGCAGCTTGCGCGCCTGCAAGACGCTCTTGAATACCTGGGGCGACCCGGCGGTGCCGACCGCATTGTAGACCGTCGGCCACATCTGCTGGACGAACGTGCTCTCGATCTGCGCCGCCAGCACCGCGATCGCCGGCTCGATATAGCGGGCGGTGAAGTCGTCGATGGTCAGCGTCAGCTCGGCAGACGAGAACGAGAAGTCAACGTGATACTGGTTGGTGATCGGCAGGCTGACGTAGGTTTCCACCGTGTTCTGCAGGCTGAGCGCCGGAGTGGTGGAGACGGTGTATTGCACCGGGACGCGAATGCGCAGCGTGCTGCCGATCTTGGCTCCGCTGTTGGCGAAGCTGTCGTCATACTGGCGGTTCACCGCGCCGATGATGTTGCACTTCTGATGCAGGATCGCCAGCGCCTTGGCAGTGATCATGTTGATGGTGAGAAGGGTGTTTGAAGCGGCCATTTGGCCCTCCTGCTGACAACGGATTGCGGGAGGCGCGGCCCTTTCCAAGGGCGCGCCGGGCTGGTTTCCGTTGTCGCAAGAGAGAGTTAGCCGCGCTGACAGACGGGAAGGCACGCCACGCGGTGTTATCGGACCCGCTACCCGTTCGTTGTCAGCCGCGCGGTGTTGACCGATCCGCTACCGGTTAGGCACGTTCTATCCGACTATCTCCGTGCAGAGATCGGCGTCGGCTTCAGGTAATGGTCGACCAGCTCCTGGGCACTGGCCCGGTATTCGTCGAATTGCGGGCTCGCCCTGCCGGTGACCGGGCGGATCGGCGCAGGGGCCCTGGTGACCGGCTGTGACTGTGTGCGTGCCGTCGCCCCAGTCACGGTCTCGAGAGTGGCGGCGTATCGGCCGAGGGCGATGGCACGCCCGCGCTCGTTGCGGATGGCGGATATCCGCTGCACCTCCTCGGGATCGTCGGCCAGCGCGGCTGCCACCTTCACGCCGCCCGGCATCTCAACGAGCAGCTGCGCGAAGCCGGCGTCCGCGCCCATGGCCATCAGGTCGCCGCACCGTTTCTGCCAGTCGGGAAACTGCACGGTGCCCTCTTCGTGGAAGCGCTCGGCGCGTATCTTGCCCGCCTCCTCGGCCCTGATCTGCTCGCGGAGGAGGGCCTGCTGCTGCTCGGGCGTAGGGTCCTGGGGCGGCGCGCCACCGCGCGCCCGCCAGGCCGCCAGCTCGGCGGCCAACTGGTCACGCTCGCGCTCGGTCGCCCCGAGACGGGCGCGCATCTGCGCGACACGCCGGCCCTCCTCGTCCCGCGCCTTGGTCTTCTCCTCCTCGGTCGGCTCTGGCGGATCAGCCGGCGCGGGCGCAGGGTCGGCTGCCGGCGCGGGATCGGGGGCCGGCGTCGGGGGGTCTACCGACGGCGCGTTGGGCTGCGGGTCGGTGAGGGTGCTGGTTTCGCTCATCGTGGGGCATCCGGTGGAACGTCGTGGGTGTATTCCGTCAGGGTCTCAGAGGTCGGACTGCTGCCCGGGGTGCCGCGCAGCAGCGCCAGCTCGGCCTCCAGCTCGACGATGCGGTCGCGCAATCTCCTGTTTTCCGCTCGCTCCCTGATTGTGCTCTCTAGCCACTGGTTCAGGGTCATGCGGAGCCTACCAAGGTGAAGCGGTTCGTCGCCGCTCATGACGCCATCGCCGGGGCTGGGGTGGAGCTCATTGGTTGTGAATTTTCGCGCCAGCGATTGAGACAGGATGCTCCGTGCCAACACTGTGCCCGGCATTCAGATAATCGTCGACGGTCCAATTCTCGTTGCCGGCGTATCCGTTGGCGTCGGCGACGCCGAGAAGTTGTGCTCCCGGCAAATCAAAGTCAATTTTCAATGAGGATTTTGGCACCTTTACTTCCACAACAGGGCCGCCAGCCGCATACTCACTTGCGGCCTTCTTGGTTGGTGAAAAGAAGGCGGGCGAATTGATGTGCCCCGTTTGTTGAATTGCTGCCAGCCCTTCCGGCGATGTTCCATGGTACAACGTCACGGTATCCCCTGCCCCACCTGATCCCGCCACCAGCGCCCCCGGATATTGTGCCAGGGCATTCAGTAATCCGCGCCGTGTCGGTAATCCAGTTGCCGGGTCTTCCAACCCCTGTTGCTGGCTCAAGGTGTGCTGGCGCTGCATCCAGTCCGCAGCCGCCGATCCTATGTTTCGCATCCAGTCCGGTGCCAGCGGGTTGTTCGCTTCGGGCGCGCCGGGCGGGGGTTGAATACGCAGCGGATTGATCTCGGGCACTTACTGCGCCATCGCCGGGGCTGGGGCGGGCGCTGGCGGGGCCGGCGGCGGCGTGGCGCCGTTTCCACCCCCCTCCCCCTCGGCGGGCTCTGGCGGGGCCATGCGGGCCGCCAGGGTGCCCTGGATGTCCGCGTGCCGGTGCAGCATCGGCTCGAGGTCAGTCTGCAGCATGTCCTCGACCATCTGGCGCACGATGATCTGCAGGCTATGCGGGTCAATTTGGCCCACCGCCTTGAGCCGGTCAGTCTCGGCCTTGTAGTCGTCGATGGCGTTGCTCTCGGATTTGTCGGTGAGCTGCAGCTTCTGCGCGGCGAGCTGCTGCTTCAGCGCGGCGATCTCGGCGTCAGCCTGGCCGAGCAGCTGCTGCGCGTGTTGCTGCATCGCCTGCGCCGCCTGCTTGACCTGCGTCACCTGCGGATCGACGCCGGATTGATATTGCGGTGGCAGCCCGCGCTTGAGCCTGTCCGCGAGCTCATCGGCGCCCGGGAAGTCAGAGTTCTGCGCCCAGAAGTCGCCGACGATGGCGAACGCGTCGGGGTTCTGTTGCATGATCGTGGCAAACGCATTTGCAGCTTCTTCGCGCTGCGTGCCGTAGGCCGGGCCGACGTCAGCCTCGACATCATACTCACCGACCGAGGGATTGAAGATGATGGCGGGGTTCGGCTGGTCGGGGTCCGAACGCATCGCCTGCGCCTGGGCGGAATTGAGGGGCGCGCCGTTGGTGGGGTCGACGTGCTGGTGCGCATCCTGCGCGGTGGGGTCCACCCGCACGGTGCTCTCGCTATTGTCGTAGCCCATGATCTTGACCAGGCGCGGCGTGTCATAAATCTTCGGTATCAAGTCTAACAGGATGCGGCCGACCTGACGGATCGCTTTGGCCTGGTTGTCGATGTAGTGGTAGGTGGCAGTGTCACCCTGGCGCTGGCGCTGCTGGATGGCGACGCCGCTGCGCTCGTTGGAGGGCATCCCGAGCTCGGCCTGATACTGACCGGTGACCGCCATCAGGTCCTGGCGGGCGATCTGCATCCCGGCGATGTAGGCCTGGGCCATCTGCGGCGGCGGCTCGCGTTGAGGCCGTTCGATCGGGTTCCCCTGCTCGTCGATGCCATTGTAGAGCAGCACCGACCAATTTTTGACATTGGCCGTGTCCCACTGTTTTTCCCGCCCCTCGATCGCGTCGGCGCGCGCCACGTAGGGAGATTTGGTCTGCAACGCCACCTGCTCGACAGCGGCAGACGACCAATAATTATAGATGCGCTGCGCGTCGATCTGGCTGCGCGTGTGACCCTTGCGGTCCATCACGCCGTCGATCGTCGTCTCTTCGCCGATGAACGGCACGATCGGAATGTATTTTCCGAGCCACTTCTCGCGGTCAATGATCTCGTCGCCGGCGATCTTGAACCATTCAATTTTGTGGCTCTGCACCTCGCGCGTCTTGGCGATCATCGGCTCGACCTGCTCGCGCAGCTCATCGGGAATATCGCTGTCGCGCACCACCGTGCCGTCGCTGAGCCGGTGCCGCTTATAGCTGGTGACCACCCGCCGCCAATATTCCGCGACCCGCACATGGTCCTTGTCGTTCCACCCGTCGCTGTGATGATCGAGCGCCGTCGGAACAACATCCTGCTTGCCGTGTTCCGCCTCGTAGCGATCGCGCGGAATGTCCTCGAACACGAAACCAAAATTGGCATCCGATTTGTCATACATCTGGCAATCGGGATCGAGGTAGACGGTGCGCGGGTCGCCGATGCGGCGAATGAACAGATCGAGCTCGTCGCTGTCATCGCTGACATAGTCGGTTTCCACGCGCACGTAGCCGATGCCGGTCTCCACCTGGTGGTAGGTGGCGGTGCTGTAGGCGTCGACCGCTTTCGATTGATATTCGATACGGCGAATAACGCCGCTCATCACCTGGGCGGCGTCGTAGCTGGAGCGGCCCGTGGTGGGCGTGCATTTGATCTGCGCCTTGTTCTGGCGCGCGTCGTTCACGATCTGCAGGTTATGCTGCCGGACATGGTTCTGGGTCAGGCACGGGCGCTCGCCGCGATCGGATCTGACGTTAGCATCCCACTGCCACATGTTCTGGCTGTCGCCATTGGCGAACTTCTGGTCAAACTTCGCCCGGTCGCGCCACTGGCTTTCCCACGCCTGGCAACGCTCAAATCTTTCCTTAGCTTCGCGGACGATGTCCTTGTTGCTCTGTGCCATTATCGGGTCCGCATCAGGAAGCGCAGGCGGATACGTTGCGAAGGCGGCGGGAGCTCGTGCTCATAATCCTGCTGGCGTAGCGATTTGATGGTGCGCTCGGTCATTGCTACGGGGGCGGTGCTTTTGCTCGCTCAAACAATTTGATTGCATTCGTGGCGGGGCAATCCAGGGTTAAGTCGGCCGCGCCAAACAGGAAAATCCACGCGTTGCAGGGGGGTATGCCCGAGCTGTTGGCACCGCACCCCGCCACGGAGCACAACACCAACAGCAGCGGGACGATGGCCGCTAACACCCTGCCGGCCGGCGGCCATCGCCCGTTCACATCAGCCGTAGAGCATCAAGTAGCCGAGGGCGTCGGATGCGGCCCCGACGGCACGCCCACGACCACCCACCCGGTGGCTTGCGTCCAGCCCGATTTCCATTCGATCGGGCGGTTATCGGGAGATGGCATGGTCGGCGGCAGATCGGGCGGCAGGGCAATCGGGTGCGTCGGGAAACCCGGCCCCTGGCTCGGATACGGTGGCAATCCACCATCCGCAGGGGGGAAATAGATCGGCGGAACGGGCATCGGCACGTTGCCGCCGCCCCATGTCCCCAACGGCGGCCCCCCGGGGGCCATGGGCGGCGTCGGGAACGGCTGGCCAGCCCCGCCCCAAGTACCGAGCGGCGGACCGCCGGGGGCTATGGGAGGCGTTGGATAGGGCACATTGCCCCCGCCCCAAATTCCGAGCGGCGGCTCGGCGCCTCCGGAACCCACCGGGATGATCATCGCAAGAAACGGTTGCGGCATCATGTTCTCCTGCTGTTGCCGTTCATCGAAAATCAGTGCGTCACGCCGCGTCCGGCAGCGCATGCGCGCGCCGCAACTCGGCCGCAGCCGCTTCCTTTGCCGCCGCATTTCCATGTTTTGCAGCGTCGACGGCGGCCTCGGCCTTGACGATGGCCTGGGCCTTCTTCTGTGCCAGGATCGACGGGCCAGCCGCGCGCGCCGCCGGGCGTTCCGCAAGCCGCAGCTGCACTTCCGCCGCCGCCTCGCCCAGCTCGTCGGTCAGCGCCAGCGCCAGCGCTTCAATTTCAACCAGGTGATGCTTGTCGCCGCGCACCCAGTCGGTGGCGATCATCGCCAGCAGCAGGTGCCGGTTGTGCGCCCTCTCTTCGTCCGTGAGCTTCGGCTTTGGCGCGAAGACGGGCCGGCCCTGGGCATCGAGGGTGGGCTTGCCCTGGGCATCAAGCACAGGCACGGCCTGGGAGCGCTGCTCAGCCGTGAGAGGCTTGCCGTGGGCGTCAACGGCTTCCGCATGCGTCGTCGTGGTGGTGCTCATGATGTCACTCCTACATTACGGTGAAGCGGCCGCGCACGGCTCGCTCAATCCTGACGGTACTCTCTCAATCATCGGCTCGCTCTTGCTTCGCGGTACTCTCACGGTCTTCGGCTCGCTCTCTTGATCCGGTACTCTCCAGCATAACGGCTCACTCGATTATCACGGTACTCTCTCGCAAGACGGCTCGCTCCATCCTCACGGCACTCTCTCTCGAAAAGGCTCGCTCTTCGCTCACGGCACTCTCGAACTGCGCGGCTGCACCGGCCAGTTAGGCGGCCCAACATAGTGCGCGTGCCCGCCGTGCGTCAGAACATACGGTTTCGGCGGCGGGGTCCCCAGCTCTACCTCGTGCAGAACATGGTGGAAATGCGCCAGAAACAACTTCACCGCGTAACGCTGCGCCCGAAGATGAAGCCGCGCCGGCGGTAGCTTGCCCGCCTCATACGCCTTCCGCGCCACGGTATCCTCGCCCCAACGCTTCGCCGCCAGCGACGCCGCAGCCTGCTCCGCAAACAACCCAACCCCGTTCCTGGCCAGCTCCAAATCCTTGCGCTCGCGATACACCTTCCCGTACACGTCATCCTCGCGATTGCTAACCTTCACAAAGCTCTCGCCGATCAGCCAGCACAGCCGCTTCAGCGCACCATTCCACGGACGCTTCTGCCCCCTCTCCCACTTCAGCGTCGGATCCAGCCCCGCAAACCGCCACACATGCCCGACCGTCGGCGCGCGCGCGATATCAATGTGCGCCAACAACCCAGCAGTGATGATCGGCCCTATACCAACAATGCCGCGCGCCCAGACGCCGGCACGATGCGCCCCACTGTAAATATCCAACGCACCCGCCACCCGCCGTTCCAGCGTCTCCCGCTGCCCCAACACCCAACCCAGCACCGCGTGCGGCTCCGCACCCTCATTCTGCGTCCGCTCCTGATGCAAACTCCGGATCCGGTCCCGCTGCATCTGATAGTAAGCATCAACCAGAAAACGCGCCTCACGCGCCGATAGGCTCCGCGCAGCTTCCCGCAGATCCTTCGTCAGCCGCTCTATTGACTGCGCATATTCGCCCGCAACATTCATATCACTCATGGCTCGTCACGATGAATGGCTCACGTCGTTGCTCCTTGAGTTAAACGCCCATCCAGCTGGTGATCGGGCGGCCGTTAGGTGTGGTGACGAGGTCCCATTGCCCGGTCAGGATCGGGTCTCGCTGCACCGAGGGGGCGACCGGTGCGGGGGCCACGCCGCCGGCTTCGCGCACACCGAGGGCGAGGTAGCGCATGCTGTCGGCACCGTGGCTGGCGTGGTCGTGCACCGGGGTGGCGCGCCAGGCCTGCGCGGCCTCGTTCCATTCCCGGCGGTAGTGTCTGAGGGCGTGAATGCCCTTGGCGCATTTGGCAGCATCGAAATAACAGCGCGGGAGCACCATGCGCACGGCGTTGATGCCGTCGGCGACCGAATGCGTGCGCACAACGCGAATGGTGCGGATGCCGAGGCCGGCCAGCGTTTCAATGCGGGATTTGCCGCTTCCCATCTCGCGAATTTTGGCGTCGTGCGGGAGCAGGTGCCGGTTGAACATATAAGGGCGCTGCTGCAGCATCTGCGCGTAGTGATCGAGGCCGGCGCCGCTGTCCTCGATATAATCGATCATGCGCCACTCGCCTGATTTGGTGATCTGCGCGAACCAAATCGCGGTGCTGTCGTGCACGCCCAGATCCCACGCGGTGGTGACGGGGAGAGACGGGTCGTGCGGCACCTTGGTGATGCGGCCTTCGCGCTCGGCCTCGTCCATCAGTTTGCCGTAGTAGCTGCCGCTGTTGGGGCTCGCGAACGAGCACTCCATCTCCTGCGCGAACTCCTCAGGCGACATCTCGAGGCGCAAGCGGTCGATCGCAGCCGGGGTCAGGGCCTGCGTCTGCGTGTAGTCGAGCAGGTAGGTGGAATAACCGTTGGTGATCCTGGCGTGGTCGTAGGCGGCCTGCAGGATGCCACGGCCCTTCGGGGTGCCGCTGCGGACGAGGGTGCCCATGCGGTCGGCCAGCATCGGCTCGATGACCAGCGGAATTAGGCTCGGCGGCGTGTCGTCGGCCTCGTCGACGATCGCCTCGTCGGCCGCGCCCCCGCGCCAGCTGTCGGGATTATCAGCGCCGCCACACTGATAGGTGCCGTTGTTGGGCAGTTTCACTGCCATATCGCTGCGACGGACCACCGCGCCGGGGATGGCCTCTGCAGCTTTGGCGAGGGCGTCCCACAGCCCGGTGCGCTGCCACATCACCCCGTAGGGCAGGATGTGCACGACCCGGGGAAGGGATTTCTTCTCAGTTAGAGCCCTTTTCAGGCCGCGCCACATCAGCGCGGTTGATTTTCCAGCCCGGCGGTGGACGACAGCCACGATGCGCGGGGCAGGATCGTCGATCAATTTGGTCTGCCACGGGCGGGGCGTGAACGGCAGCACCAGGCGGCGTTTGGGGGTGGTGGTCATTGCTGATCTTGAGAGGATGTGCCGGCTGCGGCGGCGGCCCCGGCGGCGCCCGTGGCCAGCATGGGGGTCAGCAGCGGATTGTGCCCGCGAATGAAGTCCTCGAGCGCTTGCGGTTTGGTTATTCCACGCGCGACGGCGGTGTTGTGGAGACGGTTTTCGAGTATCCCAAGGAAAGATTTCGGCAGGCTGCGCAGCCCGGTGATGCGCCCGCCGCCGACCCACAACGCCGCTTGAAACTGCGCCGGGGTCAAGCCCATCTTCTGCGCGATATTCTGCTGCCAGGCTTCAAGCGCCCCGTAATGGTTGGGGTCGGGCATGTCCTGCCACATGTGCGGGTGCTCGAGCGCCTGTTCCATGGTTATGCGACCGGATTGAACCTCATCTTTCCAGTTCCGGCTTTCACCTTTGGCGATGTTCAATTTTGGATAATTGACATCCGCCACGGTCTTGCCGAGGAGGAACGCGGGGTCTTGAGAAAGCATGCCGATCAGCCGGATGTTGTGCTTGTCCGACGTGAGTGGCAGCTGATTGCCTTGCAAATTGGCGACGAAAGATGACCGTTTCGGCTGCGTTTCCGGGTTGAGGGTTCCGGTGTCGCCTTCGTCGAGCCCACGATAGCCGCTGACGTGCGCCTGCTGCATCTTGTGGCCATAAGGGGAAATCAAATCGGCCGAGGTCCGCACCGGAGTGCCGGCCCGCTCCATTACGTGATAGTAAGAGGCGGCGCGGAGGTTCTGTCCAACCTCAGAACCGGCCGAGGTCGCGCCAATAATCGCCACGTAACGATTGAATTGCGCATTGCCTTCTTCTGGCCCGAGATGCTCGACAAAAGCTTGTCGTAACGGTTCCGCATTATACCAATACGCGCCGCCGGCCTCGAGGCCTTTCTCGGCGACAAACCGCAGCTTAGCCTCGAGGTCCGAATTGCTGATGGTGTTCAGGATGTGCTCGGGCAGGCCCTTGCGCTTGCCGCCGTAGGGGTCGATGCGCGCCAGGTCGGTCTGCGGCACATCCGGCACCTTCCAGGTGTTGGAAAGGTCGAGGACGTTCTCAGGGTGCACAGGCGAGCCCGCCTGCAGCTGGGCCGGCGTCACCGGCCCCGTATTGGGGCTCGGGACCACGTCGCCGTAGGCGGGCAGGCCGAGCGCCGCCAGGTGCGCGTCGGCGTCAGACCCAAGCTTACCCGCCAGGCTCTCCTGAACCGGCGCGCCAGCCGGCCGAGGCGTGAGGGGTGCCGCATCGGGGAACGGGATGTGGTTGTCCAGGGAGTGACTGACGGGCCCAACCGCCGCCGGGGTGGGGGGCTCCGCAGGAGGGGCCGGCGCCGGGGTTGCAGCGGGCGCAGTGGCAGCCGCCGAAGACGGCGGCAGCCCGGAGGGCGCAACAGGTGCCGGTGTGTCCTCGGCGTCGGGGAAAGGCACATGCCCGTCCACGGACGCGCTGCGCGCCTTGCGCGCGGTGCGCGTGCCGGGTTCGGGCGGGGGCGGCGTGTCGGTGCCCCGCGCGCGCTTGCTGGGCAGCGCCACAGGCTCCCCGGGGAGACGGCCCATCTCAGGGGCCTCGGCCAGCGCCAGGTTGCCGAACAGGTTCAGGGAGTAATCGTGAGCGCCGATTTCGATCCGGTCGGCCTCGGCCTGGGTGAGCGGGCGGGAGGCGTAGCGCCGGTCGACCAGGGGCGAGAAATTTGCGCTAGCCGGGCCGGCGTAGGTGTCATTGAGGCGTTCGGCGCCGACCGGATTATCCCACCAGGCTGGGCGGTTCGCAGCCGGGGGTGGGGTTAGCAAATTGCCGTCGGCCGCGTTCTTCGCGCGCTGCTGCGCGAGCCAGTTGGGCAGGTCAAGGGTGGAGGTGGTGACGGACATTCTTACCTGCGCGAGAGGGCCCACATCGAGAAGAACGCGAACGCTCCGCCGGCGGCGGCGCCAACCAGGAAGGCGCCGAGAACGAGCACCCAGATCGGGACGTCGAGGAGCATCATTTCAGGTGTGAGAATTCAAATAACATGCGGATTTTTAGCGTTTCGGCTGTCAGATGCAGGCTAACAGTCGGATTATGAAATCCCGCTCCAGCCCAGCCTGTCAGGAAGAAACTAACAGTCGGATTTCGGGGGGCGTGGGGGGAGGGTATACGTCCGCGTGCCCGCGCGGCCGGTCGAAGTGCCCATGCCCCCCGGGGGGTGGGGTGGGGGCGGGGGTCCGTCTTTTTCAAACTTGAGACCATTGATTAGTGAACAATGGTGACGGTCAGTGAAATCAAAGAGTTGCGATGCTGCAATGGAGTATTTGAACCCCATTGTGAACCCCAGCGCTTTGTTAGTCGGCTGCATCCTCGAGCGCCTCGAGCAACGGTTCCGTAACTGCATCGATCGTAAGTTGCTTGTTGTCATCAGCAACTTTGGCAGCTGGTGCCCACTCGAAACTAATGGGAATTGCGCCATCCTCGCCCTTGCCCGCGATCGTCAGCGGCAGCACGCGTCCGACGAGGCCGAGGAACGCGACAGGCTGCTTGTGAGCGCACTGCACCAGGTAATCGACCCCACCAGCCTCTGAAAGGGCCGCAATCACCATCTCCTTGATATCGCGGTTGATGGCGTTCGCTCTGCCTTTCTGCCGGCCACCGCGTCGCTCGCCTGGCCTGTTCGGCTTTAAATTCCACCCCCTTTTGTTCTTCTGTTTTAGGGGTTGTTCCAAAGCCGCACTCATTCGTCTCGCACCCGTAACCGTTGCACATCAACATCGATATTGCGGAGCTCGCCGAACATCATCACACCAACGTCCGCGCGTGCGCCGCGAATTTCACGCACCACACCGTCGAGATCATAACCTGCCCCGTGCAGCACCTTGCACGCGTCGCCCGGCCGCCAGTCCGCGCCAGGCGGGGGCACAACACGCCGCGCATCGTCATTGGCCTGCAGCAGCTCAATCGCATCCTCGGGCACATACGCTGGCCGCATCCCGTTCATCAGCAGCTGATCCACTCCGGGGGAATATCGCACGGGCGTCCACGGTTGATGTTCCGGGATCAACACGAACGCGTAGCGCGGAAAGAGGGGCGCCGTGTGTTGGGATTGACCTCGCCGGACGACACAAACCGGCAAGTAGCCGCGATACCCCAGCGCCTCGATTGCGCGGATCGCCAGGCTTTCCGCCTGCGGATGGGTGCGGATCACCGTCCAGCCAGCCAGGCCGGCAATGCGTCCGCACCGGCTAACCGGTTGGTCAGTTTGTGGCATGAGCACATTCCTGCACCCATTGCGCGCCCCGCGCAATCAATTCCGTGTTGTCACAAGGTTCCGCCACCCCCACCAGGCGATCAGCACCGCGTCGGCCTGATCGTGTCTCTGCAACCGATCGCAGGCAGCCGCACCAGGCCCCAGCAGCTCACGCGCCAGCGCCATCCCGCCAACCTTGCCCGCCCGGCCGCCCTGCAGCCCGTAGGAGGCCTTCCAGCGGGTTGGGGCGACTGATCTGCCCCCCTGACCCAAAAACGCTTCCAGCGCCCCCTGGAGCCGTCCCGTGGCCATACCCAAGCTGAACGCCGAGCTGACGCCCATCTGCGGGCTGGCACTCTGGCTCTCGACGAGCACCAGCTCGGCCCGCGCGGCCAGGGGCAGCAGCCGCCCCAGGTCGGCCGCGTCGCACATCCCCGCCAGGGTCGGACGGGCGGAGCCTCCACACCCGAGGAGCGCGGCCGCGCCCTGGCTACCGGGATCGATGCCGAGGACGAAGCGCAATAGCTATGTCAGCATTCGGACTGCCGTGTTCATCCCACTCTGCTGCTTTGGTCATGATCGGTTTGCACTCCTTCCGTCCTACTGTCCCATGTCCCACTATGTTTTAAGTTAATATATACATGTGTGCACACGCGCTCATGCGCTCACACACACACACACCCACCCATGTATAAAATCAATATTTTTCATAGTGGGACGTGGGCCAGCAGGACAAACAAAACTGTAACATAACCGCCCTCTTTGCGCTGGCTGCGCTGGGTGCGCATAAATCGCACTTAAAACTCCGACCCACTGACCCGTTTGCGGTCAGCTTCCAGCCGGGCCAGCAGTTGCTTTGGCGCTGCCTCACTCAACTGCTCAAGCAGCTCCACCCCCCTGCTCGCCCAGATGCGGTGACGCTGATCCCCCTCCCGCACGCGACGGATGTGGTGCCACCCGGCGAGCTTCAGAGCTCGCCCAACGTAGTCGGACGTGATCCTGTTCGCCACGACCGGCCCCGCACCAAAGCCCCCGTGCCGCGACATGTCCATGATCTCATCGACACTCACCAGCTGGCGATCGGCGAGCTCTCCGCCCTCCTCCAGCAGGCTCAGCACCCACCTGACCTCGAGCGGCGAGCTCGCGCGCGTCATCTCAATCTTGGCCTGCGTGCGTGGCGGCGCCTGGTGTGGGTTGAACGCGCTGACGTCGCGCACCAGCAGCCACGCGGCGACGGCTGCGCTTCCACCCTCCCTCAACCACCGGTGGTGCGCCGTGTAGAATGCCCCGACCTCCTCCTTGGTCCCTTCGATCGCAAGCTGCGTCTGGACCACGTCAAACCGCCGGTCATCGTCAGCCAGGGCGATCGCATTGATGAGGTTCGTGGTGATGATCACGTTGATGATGTTAGGTATCCAATACACAGGCGTGTTCTTGTCGTTGATCCGCAGCGTGTTCGGCGGCGCGGCAAGGAGAGGCTTCATCTTCTCATAATTGTCGCGTTTGTCCGACGAAGGCATTTCGTTGATGCGCAGCATCTGTTTCGCCATTTCATTGTTGAAGGTGCCGCCGAGTTCGAGGCCCGAGACGGGGTT